CTTGCGCAGTACCGCGGCGACTTCGTCCGCACCAGGCACGCCCAGATTCTTGATGATCAGGTGGACGATGTTGGCCGCGCGCTCCGGGCCCAGGACCTTGAGGAGCTCCATCTGGAGGTCGGCCGCTTCCTGGCGCTGGGTCGCATAGCTGGGGCCCGTCTCGAGCACCACGTCGTATTTGCCGAAGGCGATGTCGTAGACCAGGAACGTCTCGCCGCTCTCCTCGTCGAGCGCCGTCTGGTTGATCTCCACGAAGTCCTCGGTGTCGTCGGGGAAGCGGACGCGGACGGTGCGCTGGGTGTCGTAAAGCCGCGGGATCGCTTCGACCATGAGCCGGCCCATCTGCTCGAGCGCGCGGCCCAGGTTGTCCGGGAACTGGAACGTGGAGGTGGCGCCGGCGTTCTGCCTGGCAATGATCGCCTTGCCGGATTTCTCGTTCGACTCGCGGCCCAGGCTGGCGTCGTGCAGGCCGATGATGGTCTGCATGTCCACGCCGTCCTGGACAGCATTCTGGAGCTCGGCGGCGGCCGGGTTGGCCGGCTGCTGGCGCATGGGTGGCGGCTGGCCGTCGACGTGGTTGTAGAGCATGTAGGGGTGGTTGCGGGTGTTGGCGGTCTCGTACATCTGCTCGTGGCCCGACAGTTGGCGGGCGGTCGCCATGTACGGGGCTCGAGGTGCCAGGGCGACGGTCTCGGCAGCGGCGGTGCGCCAGTAGTTGTAGCTGCGCTGGGCGTCCTTGGCGTGCCGGATCGCAGACTCGTAGATGGTCTTGCCGTCGACGACGCGCTCCTCGCCCAATACCGGGAAAATCGGAATGCACGAAAACGGGAGCTCGAGCGGGCCTTCCAGGTTCTCGCTGGCGGTCATCTTGCGCCACTCGCAAACCGGCCGCTTCACCTTTTTGCGCATCTCCTTGCCCTCGCCATCGGTGACGATGTGGACGCCGGTCTCGTGCTTGAGCTCGTCCAGGACTTCCTTGACGTCGCTGTTCCAGACGGTCTTGCCGTTGGAGAGCAGGAGCACCTCGTCGGCCTTGTAGATGATGCGGAAGTACTGCGCCACGCGGATGTGATCGGGGTCGAACCAGCCCTCGTAGCTGGCGCCCATGCTGGCGCCGGCGAACTCGTCGGGGGCCGCGTCGGGCCATTTCTCCGCGAACTTGTTGCGCCGCATGTTGGTGAAAATAAAGCCGTCCTGGGCGTCCCGCATGTCGGCCTCCTGGGCCTCGGGGTCCAGGTAGACGGTGTAGCTGTTCTTGATGCGGAGGACTTTGAGCTCCTGGACAAACGGATCTACTTTCGACCAGACGTTCATGAGCATGAAGAATCCGAAGCCGTGGTCGACCGCGTGCTGGGTCGCGGTGTCGTAGGCCTGGTCGGCCCTGGACACGGCCTCGATGTTGCGGATCAGGCCGGAGTAGATGTCCGCCATCGAATAGTCCTTGGTGCCGGCGGTGTTCTTGAGCCTGGCCTCCGGGCCCAGCTTGTTCGACTCGACCGGCGTCACCTTGATTTGCGGGCGCTCCTGGCGAATCTTGTTGGTGATTTGCCGGGTGAACGACGGGAACAGGTTGTAGGTCAGGATCGGCCGGCGGTCCTCCTCGCGCTCCAGTCTGACGTCCTCGGGCCATTGAAAGCCGGCCATGAAGTTGTCGTCGTCCAGGGCCTCCTCGTGGACGTAGCTCCAGTAGGTTTGATGAATCTGGAATCGCTCGCGGATCGCGCGGAACTCGTCCTCGGGATCGTTCGCGTCGGACGTCGTGAGGATCAACTGGTCGTCGGGTGCGACGTTGGGCTTGATGCTGGGGTTCTTGGCTGCCATGGGAGCTCCTTACCATTCGCCGCCGGAGCGGACGTTGCGTGATTGCTGGATCGGCCTGGTTTGGAACGCTGAGTCGGTGTTGAGCAGATACCGCATGTCGTCCATGAGGTGATCGTTCGACTTGACGATCTTGCCCTTGACGTCGCGGCGGTACAAGCGGAGCTCTTTGAGCGTGTAGACCAGGGTGTTGAAAATCTTGAGTTGCCCGGTCTGCATCAGCACCAGGACACGGCGCAGGCCGGAGTGGACGGCGTTGTTTGCCTTCATGAGCTCCAGACCCAGGTCCTCGTATTCCTCCTTCATTTTGCTGCCGTCTTTCTGGCTCGAGACGTTGTCGCCGGCAGGGTCGATGCAGCCGACCAGCTTCTTCCAGGGCAGCATGGCCTTGATGCCATGGGCGTGGACGACGGGCTCGTTCTGTTTGCCGTAGAACTCGGCGGTCAGGTAGTAGACGTTGGTGTCTGGATTGCGGCAGCCCAGGAGGCCCGCGGTGACGTTCCAGCCAGGGTCCAGGGCCCAGCCGTACTCGTACCAGTCCGGGATCACGAACGGCTCAATGAGCAGCTGTTCCTCGGCAACCGGGTAGATCGCGCCGGCGCCCAGGGATGGTTTCCCGGTCTGCCTGGCTATGCGTTCATGGGGCAGCATGTCGGCAAAAAGCTCCTCGCGTTCCTTGACGGAGATGATAGGCGGGTTCAGGTGCGGCACGTCGTTGTGCCCGATCATGTCAATGTATTTGGACAGTGTCGGTCTCCCGCACAGGCGTCCAGTCCGTCGCAAGCTCCAGCTGTAACTCGAAGTTGATCGTGGCCAGTTCCAGGTCGCGGAGCTCCGGGTTGTCCAGGTGCAGCAGGTAGACGTTCTGGCGCATCATCACCAGGCCATCGAGGAGCCGCCACCAGTCGAGCAGCGACATGCCGGCGAAGTTCTCCGGGTCCTTGCCGTATCTCAGCCAGGAGGCGATCACGGCGTCGGGCTCGCGGCTCGGCACGATGGTCGGGTGGCCCTGGTTCAGCAGGTACTCGAGGCGCTCGATCTCGGCCGGGTAGACGTGGCGGACGTAGAGCTCCTGGCCGGTGTCGGCCAGCAGATTTTTGACGAAGTGGGTGCCGGTGTGCGGGACTGTCGGCACGATGATCATTGCAACACGGCCACGCCGGTGGTGATCTTGAGGCCGAATAGCTCGAACTCGTCGTCGGGGTTGAGCTCGTGGATGTACTCGAAGGCCTTGCCCTGGATGACGGCCAGGCGGTACTGGTTGGCGTAGTCCTGGATCGTGCGCTTATCGCCGCGGTGGTGGACGTCCTTGCTCATCACCTTGAGCATCGCCGCCATCGCGGTCAGGAGCTCCTGGGCCTCGAGCTCCGTCGTCAGCTGGTATTCCACCAGGTCCGGGTTTTCGACGGCGAGGCGCTGCAACCTGTCCAGGACGTTCTCGGTGGGTGGCGTCGACTCGTTCCTTTTCGCAGATGTCACAGAGTCCATCGTTGTATAGCACCTCGGCTCGTAGCAGGACGGCATTACAGTCGATGCACTTGCGTCGGTGGTAGCGCCGCCTGGTCACAGAAATTCGCTCCCCTCGAGCAGCGACAGCACCGTCTCGGTCATGCCCTCGACTGGCGTGAACGTCGAGAGAATACACCCGCGCGTCGTCAGGATGCGCATTTTGCATTCGTCGTAGATCGCCTTGGGTGGTTCCTCGTCCAGCCAGATGAAGTCGACGCCCTCGGCCTCGAATGACGTGCGGCCCTCCTCGTAGCTCTTGAACGTGCAGACGTTCTCGAAGCCGGAGACGTGATTGACGACGACCTGGTCGACTGCATCAGCGACGCCGGAGCGCCTGGTCAGCCGGCCGATGCGCGCGGCCGGGATCAGTCCGCCGTCTGCCTGGGTGAAGCCCTTGCGCTGGTGCAGCGCGCCCAGGAGGAATTTCTGGTTGACGTCGCGGACCTTGGCGGTCTTGGTGCCGGCAGCCCAGACCAGGATAGGTTTGGAGTATCGCTTGCCCTCCCACCAGGACGGGTAGAGCCCGGTGAGATGGATGGCGGCCTCGTAGCCGCCGATGGACAGGGTTTTGCCGATCCGGTTGCCGCCCAGGGCGCAGCGTTCGGAGTGGATGGCGCCGGCGGCCAGCATCTTGATGTGCTTGACGTAGAGCTCGCGCCGCAGGGGCCCGGTGTCGGGATACAGCTGCGCCAGCTTGTCGCGTTCAGTGCGCCGTCGGACTTCCTGGAGGAGCAGGTAGCACGCCGTCGATGGGTCCATCTCCCGCAATGAGTCTAATGAGATCAATTCCGCCGTTCTCCGCTATTTCGCGTAGCAATCGCACGAGCTCCTCGGTCGACACGTCCTCGATGGTCTGGACGTGCTCGATCCGCTCGGTCCACATTTTGAGGTATTTTCCGTGGAGCTCGGCACACTTGGCGGCGGAGGCGTATTGCCCGTCGGCCAAGGCCTTGTCACCGATGGTAGAGACTCGTCGCAAGGTGGCTTCGACGGTGACGTCGGCCCCCTTCATCGCCGCCTTGAGCCGTTTGTCGATGGCGGCGCGGATACCAGGTTTAGCCAGGTTCTCAGACCCGACGACGCCCAGCTGGTGATCGTTGCCCTTGTAGCCGGCGCGACGGGCCGCTTCGGTGCCGTTCATCGAGACCTCGGCCGAACAATACCAGTGGATAAACCACTTCTGTTTTTCAGTAAGGCTGCGGGGCTTGCGCTTCGACTTCGGTTTGATCGTCTTGGTCAGTCGCATGGCCGGATACTACACCCGCGGCGCGGTAGTTCTCGCATTCCGCGAATTCAACGGCAGGGAATGTAGTGCGCTCGAGCTCGACGAGGAGGCGATCCTCGTTCAAGGCGAACGGCTGGAAACAGACGAGATGTGTGGCGATCATGAGAGGCTCCTGGAACACGATGCCCAGGACTCTCCTGGGCGGTCAGCTGAGTCCGTTT